AGATGGAACATTCTCAGCTTTTATTAGATATGCAAACTTTGAAAGTAAATCTGATGCTGAAAAAGGATTGCAGTTAGTAATGGATTTAATGGGGTTTAAATTGCAACCGAATATAACTTATCATTAAATGAACTGTTGGCATTGTAAATTAGAATTAATTTGGGGTGGTGATTACGAAATAGAAGAAGATGATATTTATTGCATGTTAACCAATTTATCATGTCCAAATTGTCAATCTTATGTTGAAGTTTATTTACCAAAAGAAATAGAAAAAGAAACTAATGGCAAGACCTAAAGAATATAATATTAACCCTGAAGAAATAATCAAATTAGCTAGTTATGGGTGTACTAATACCG